CATTTTGCAAATGGCTTTACAAGCACAGACAGCATAAAAGTGTTACTCTTTACCCATAGCGCAGTGTTCTTTTAGGAGACAAAATGGCAACTACAACGTATCTCACAAACCCAACAGTTAACTTGGCGCCGACGACTGGCGGCACACCTGTTGATTTAACCGACCAATGCCGCAGCGCAACAATTACGCTAGGCGTGGACAGTTTAGAGTCAACTGCATTTGGCGATACAGGCCATCGTTTTACACCAGGCTTGCAGACCGTAGAAGTGGAGCTAGAAATGTTCCTGTCTTACGGCACTGGCGAAGTCGAGGCAACACTGTTTGCAAACTTAGGCACTGGCACAACACAGCTTGTCATTAGTCCGTCTGGAACTTCAGAAACCGCCAGCAACCCTGAGTACACAATAATTAACATGCAGCTTGTCAACTTCACGCCTATTGCTGGCACTGTAGGCGAGCTAAGCATGGTGACCGCCTCATTTGTCGGCGGAACCTACGCACGCGACATAACCCCATAATTAACCCGACGCAAGGCGGCAGACATGCAAATAACACTAAAACTAGACACCGGCGACGGCCCGTATGAAGTCACAACAAACCTTTGGGTAGCAGTGCAATGGGAACGCAAATATAAGCGCAAAATGTCAGACCTAGCTAACGGCATCGGCGCAGAAGATTTGGCTTATCTTGCATTTGAGGCCAGCAAACTACACGGCATTATGGTGCCAGTTGTCTTTGACGATTTTATTAAAAAACTTGTTGCAATGCCTGAAGTTGTAGAGCAGGAAGACGCAAACCCTACACAAGCGGCCACAGACTAGCCCTTTGTCATTTACTGATAGAGACAGGTTTTTGGCCGCCAAACATAGAGTTTTTAACGTCTGACCTAAACACTTGCATTAGTATTATTAACAAAGCAAGGCGCAAGGCATGACAGCAACAGTTGACACACAACTTGTAGGCATTCGAGAGGCTGTGGCTGCGCTGAACAAAATTGAGCCTGGGCTACGCAAGCAATTTACGGCAGAGTTGAATCAGATAGCCCAGCCAGCAATACAAGCTGCACAACAAAGGTATAGCTCTTTAGGCGTGCCCTTGTCTGGCATGGCTAAACCCTGGACTAACAATGGCCGTAAACTGTTCCCATACGACCCTGCAAAGGCGTCTAAGGGCGTCAAAGTTAAATTAGACACAAGGCGCAACAGCAACGGCGTTATTGTCATACAGCAGACTGACGCGGCCACCGGCATATTTGAGACAGCGGGCCGACGCACTAGCAACAACCTGGCAACCAATCTAGGCAACACGCCAGGGCAAGGCCGCACCCGCATTTTTGGGCCTGCCGTCTACAGCCAGATACGGGCCATTACAGTTGAGATAGAGCGCGCAGCGTTGCGCGTCGTGAACAAGGTCAACAGGGAACTGCAATGATTTCCATTCCAATTATTAGCGATTTTAACGACAAGGGCATTAAAAGCGCTATCCGTGAGTTTAAGCAGCTGGAGACCGTCGGGCAAAAAGCCCAATTTGCCATAAAAAAGGCTGCTGTACCCGCCGCAGCAGCACTAGGCGCTGTAGTCGCTGTTATTGGCGACAGCGTAAAAGCTGCAATAGAAGACGAGGCTGCACAGGCAAGTCTTGCTCGACAGATAAAGGCAAGTGCTGGCGCAACTGACAGCCAGGTGGCAGCCGTTGAGCGTTTTATTTCTAGCCTGGCTAAGAGCGCGGCTATTAGCGATGACGAGGCGCGGCCAGCGTTTCAGAAGTTAATCGTTGCCACTAAAGACGTTACAAAAGCCACAGACTTAATGAACTTGGCAACCGATGTTGCAGCTGCAACCGGCAAGCCTTTAGTTGACGTCACAGACGCGCTAGCCAAAGCCTACGCAGGCAACATGAAAGGCCTAAACAGCCTAAGCCCAGAAATTAAGGGCATGATTAAAGACGGCGCCAGCCTTGCTGAAGTGCAGGCCGTGTTAACTAAAAACTTTGGTGGTGCAGGTGAAGCAGCAGCAAACACAGCTGCGGGCGGCATGAAAAAATTAGGCATTGCGTTTGGCGAAACCAAAGAGTCAATAGGGCAAGCCTTTTTGCCTATCATGGAAAAACTGCTTCCTGTCGTGCAAAAGTTTGCTGATTGGGCAGAAAAAAACCCCGAACTACTAGCAGCCGTCATTGCCGGCATGGGCATTTTGGCTGTGTCAATTCTTGCTGTAAACGCAGCAATGATGTTAAACCCTGCTGTAGCTATTACTGCTGGCATTCTTGCGTTAGGCGCGGCCATTGTTTACGCCTACAAAAAATTTGAGGGCTTTAGAGAAGTTGTGCGCGTTGTCGTAAATTTTGTGGCCGCGTATGTCGAGGGCATGGTCAACGGCTTTATCAAAGGCATAAACCTAATTATCAGAGGCATAAACCTGTTTAAGCCTGGAAAAGACATTGAGTCATTAAAAGAAATATCTATAGGCCGCATGTCTGCACCAGTGCAAATGCAAGAAAACGACTTAGGCACAAACGGCAGCGCAAACATTGCAGAGCGAAACAACAACGTAAGTATTAACGTTTACGGCGGCGACCCCAACCAAGTAGTAGCGGCTTTGCGCACTTACATGCGAACTAATGGCGCTGTGCCAATCCGAATAAGTGACGCTTTTTAATGGCAGTACAAAACTACACAGTCAGTTATTACACGGTCAGCAGTGGTTTACAGGCGCTTACTAACGTGGTCAATATTAACGTTAATGTCGGTAGGCAAAGGCAGTTAGACCAATACAGCGCAAGCACAGCCCAGATAGTAATCAGATACCCGACGGGCTACGCGTCGCCTATTACGCAGTTAGTACCTGGCACAATTATTGAAATTAAAAACTCTGCAACTAATTTGCGCAACTTTTTAGGCCGGATAAGCAACGTTCAAGTGCAGTTTGACAAGCCTTACAGCGGCGGCGTAGGCAATGGCGATTATTTAACAATTAGTTGCGAAGCAGGTCTTGCCGAATTTGGGCGTAAAAGCGGGGAAGGCTACGCAATGGCAGCCGCAAAACTTGATACACAATTAGCCGCCGCATACGTGCAATCTGGCTATTCCGCATCTCTTGACAGCGGCGTGGGCGACCAAGATTTATCGGCAACAACTGTTAACGGCACTTGGGCCGACTTCTTAAACTCTGCCGCGCTAAGTCTCAACGCTCGAATTATTGACGTCATAGATTCATTTGTCGTAGAACTGCGCACATTATTTTTGAGCCCATTTTTGGTACGTGACACTGGCGTTAATTTTAGCGACACGACAAACGACGCCACCAACCAGGTTTATGACGGCATAACTTTTGCTAGTTACGCAGACAACTTTTACACACAGGTCACTGTTGACCCAGAGGTTCCAGCAGCTCAGACCGTGACTAGCGGTAGCGCGCCTTATCGCACATACACGGTAAACACGCTGAACGCTACAACAGGGCAGGCATTGGACTACGCAAACTATTTGCTAAATAACTATAAAACGCCACAGGTTGCTATCAGCTCTATTTCTTGTCTAGCCAACGCGCAAAACACTATGGGACTTGACGACTTAGGCGCTGGCGCTAACAAGTGTGGCCGACAGATAGGCAAAAGAGCAACTGTGGCATTTCGCGGCACTACTTACCCTTGCATCATTGAGGGCTACACGTTCACAGCGCAACCTGGCGACGCTCGATACACCTATTACGTTTCGGCCGCCGACCTGAACGCTTACTTAATTCTTGATAACGCTACTTTTGGCAAACTAGACGAAAACAGACTGGGGTACTAATGGCAACACCAACTTCTTTACCGGCAGCGCAAACAACGGGCAACGTCCTAACCGCTGCATATATGAACGACTTGCGCGGCGCGTTTCGTGTGCTTCAAGTTGTTACGGGTTTTACTACCACGCAAGTCTCATTTGCAAGCGCCACTTTTGTTGATACAAACTTGACCGCAACAATTACGCCTCAATCAACTTCAAGCAAAATTCTCGTTTATGTTTCGCAAGGTTTCGGCACACGAACGGCAGACACAGTTAGTTTGCGTATTTTGAGAGGTTCAACAACAGTCAATGAATTTGGACACGTAAACTACAGCGCCGCAGACTTTATTCTCAACTATGGCCCTTTCATCAGTTTTGATAGTCCAGCAACCGTAAGCGCGACTACTTACAAAACACAGGTCGCGCGAACCTCTGGAACAACCACAGACTTTGTCAACTTCGGCGACCTCAACGGCCAACAACGCTCAACTATTGTTTTAATGGAGATATCGGCATGATGCCTACACCGTCACCAATGCACCAACTACTACTAGACAATGGTTTCCCCGATGGTTGGGCAATGACTGAAGAAAAACTTATTTTGTGGGAACACGATGCCGACCCCCCAGCACCACTCACACGACCAAAGGTAAGCGATGCTCTGGAGGATTAGTTTTGTGGCGCTTTTGCTAGGTGCAATTCTTATCTCTTGCGCAGACCGTGAGCGCGTCAACTGCCCGCGCACTAAAAACAAGGCTTTGCGGGCAGCCACAACAATTACTGTTGACACCGCCAGCGTCGGCAGCTCTCGAATATTGACAGACAAATGCCTTTAAAATTTCCGCCACCGCGCAGACCTGACCGCATGACTAGCGAGCAAATTAAAGCCCGCCTAATTTTTGTGGTGGCTTGCGCGCTGTCGTTTACCTTTGTGGTTGCAACTATGTCGCTAATTTATGGCCTGTTATTTGTGACGCAGCCGCTCGACGTTAGCGACAACGACAAAA